CTGGAAGAGGTTATATCCGGGGCGGAGAGGCCGCGCAAGCCGACCCTGCGGGTTATGGATCGGCTGGTGCGGGAAGGATGTTTGCAGGAGCTCGAGGATAACAAGATTGCCCCACGGTTGGGGGAATGCGGCCGGGATCGGCGCAATCCTACCTGGCGCATTATCAAGCGGCCATTGGATGGTGACTTTACCGCCAAGGCCAAACGGCGCACCGTGCGGGATCGCATGTGGCAGACGATGCGGGCATTGCGGAGGTTCACCCGTGGCGACATGCAGCGGATCGGGGCGGTGAGCCTGGCCTCGGTTGAGGATTACACCAAGATGCTGGTTAAGCATGGGGTGTTGCGGGAGATCGGCAAGGATGGACATCAGAAGGTGTACATGCTGGTGAAGGATTCCGGGCCGATCAGGCCGGGTATTAGTCAGTTGGGGACAGAATTGAATTCTGTCCCCAAGACGAAAAGGAAGGTGAAACCATGAGTGATCCATGGCTTGCCATCCTGATGCGGGAAGTTGAGGCCAGAGGCAGGGCCGCTGTGTCCAGAGAGCTTGGAATATCAGGATCCGCCCTGTCTCTGGTGCTGTCCGGCAAATATCCGGCATCCACCGACAAGATTGAGAACCGGGTTGTAGCGATCTACGGCAATGCCGGCAATGTCTGCTGTCAGGTTTTAGGGGAGATTTCACCTGCCCGCTGCGCCGATAACTGGGAGCGGGCAAAGGTGATCAAGATTGCCGGGAACCCGGCGACGATCAGGCTGTATATGGCGTGTCGGAAATGCAGTTTAAGGAACGGTTAGAAGATAATTAAAAATTAAAAATTACGAATTACGAATTACGAATTACGAATTCAACAACGGAGGAAACATTATGGGAATGCCCAATCAAACACACGAAGCAGCCCGGCAGATCATCGAGAACGCCGCCGAGATCCATGGGGCGCTGGCCCTGGCCGGAAGGCCTGATCTGGTGAGAAAGGTCATCAAGATAGAGAGAAAAGCGGCCTGTATTATCGAGATGTATCGGCCAAAGGTTGATCCGGTAGAGAGCTGCCGGCAGGATGTAATGAACGCTATCGGCTATTTGGGCAATGCGATCAACCGCAATCTGGAACAATGGACAGACATCAAAGAGGAAGAGGTCATCAATATCATCCATCTGGCCGATTCCTGCGTCAAACGGGGATATGCCTGGCTGGATATGGCGGTCAATGGTGAAGAGCAGCGTCGCCAGGAGGCCTATATGAAAAATTTTACTAATGGAGACGACGATGAATGCGCATGAAATAACAGCAGGGCCGGTATCAGCGGGGGATACAATCCCCATGACCACCTACATGACCGACAGCCAGGGCCGCCTGGTGCCGACATCCATGGTGAAACCGATCGACAAACTGCGCGACGAGCTGGTGCGCAAGTTAGTACGCCGGGCCGAAGAGGCCAGCCGGACACTGCGGATCTTCAAGGAAGATGCCTTCTCTGAGATAAACGCCTTCTGCGAGCTGTCGGCCCAGGAGTATGACCGGCTGGTGGGCGGGGCCAAGGGGAATATTTCCCTGGTCAGCTATGACGGCAGGTTCAAGGTGTGCCGGGCAATTTCCGAAAACCTTGCCTTTGATGAGCGCCTGCAGGTGGCCAAAGGACTGATTGATGAGTGCATCCACGAGTGGAGCGGCGGGTCCAGACCGGAGATTATGGTGTTGATCAACGATGCCTTCCAGGTGGACCGCAAAGGCATGGTCAACACCAAGCGGATCATGAGCCTGCGCAAGTTCAATATCGAGGATTCCCGCTGGCAGAAGGCAATGGCGGCTATCAACGACAGCCTGACTGTGGAGTCGAGCAGCATCTATCTGCGGGTCTATGAGCGGGTTGAAGGGACGGATCAGTGGCGGCAGTTGCCGCTGGATCTGGCATCGGTGTGAATCAATTACGAATTATGAATTACGAATTACGAAGGGCTATACGCCGGAAGGCTGAGATTATAGCGGAATGTCCGATTGGCGGAAATTGCCGGGTGCAGGTGGCTGCTTACGGACCACCCAGGATGGTTGAGTGCTCCTATTATCAGGGGGAATGGGTGGAAGATAAAGGACTGATGGTCAAGTGCGGCCTTGGCGTAGGCCGCCCCTGCCCCAGTTGAGATTAATAGGCGAAATCCCGGCAGTTGCCGGGATCGCTGGAAGGTTGCGCTTCCGGCCTGATGATGCCAGCTTGGAACAATTACGAATTACGAATTACGAATTAAAAACAAAAGGGAATCCCCATGAAAAACAAGCTGATAGACTTGAACGACCATCTCTTTGCCCAGCTGGAAAGGTTGTCAGACGAAGAGACGACAGGTGATAATCTGAAAGAAGAGATAGAGCGGGCCAGGGCGGTCGGCTCTATCGCCTGCCACATCATCGACAATGCCCGACTGGCTCTTGACGCCCAAAAGGCCCTGGCCGATAAAGTGAGCTGCCTGCCGGCCATGATAGGGATAGAGAGACGCGCTTATGAAAAAGAGTAGACCTTGCCGGTTATACACTCCGGAGCAGGCCCAGTTCCTGCGGGAAGGCTTTGCCGGTAAGAGCGTGGCGGAGCTGACCGCCCTCTTCAACGCCCGGTTCGAGGAGAACAAGACTAAGAACCAGATCCGGTCATTTGTGCGGAACCGTGGAATCACCTCCGGCCTGAACTGCTGTTTTGAAAAGGGGGCCACCCCATGGAACCTGAACAAGAAAGGATACATGGGCGCCAACAAGACCAGCTTCATCAAGGGGAGTATCCCGCCCAACCGGAAGCCAATAGGCACGGAACGCATTGACTCCAAGGACGGATTTATCCTGGTAAAGATCGCCGAGCGCAATCCCTACACCGGGACTCCTACCCGCTACAAACACAAACATGTCCATGTTTATGAGACCATACATGGCCCGCTACCAAAGGGCCATGTGGTTTCCTTTAAGGATGGGAATAGACTCAACTGCGATCCGGAAAACCTGATGTTGTTGACCAGGGCTGAGTTGCTGATTTTAAACCAGCATGACTACAAAAACCAACCGGCAGAGATGAAGCCTACTATTCTGGCCCTGGTCAAGGTTGAGGCCAAAGCCGGGTTCAGGACCAGCCCGGCAAGAGGAAGAAAAAAATCATGAAACTCGTCTGCCCCTCATGCGGCCTGACCGCCTCGGCCGAGGCCTGGATCAACGACGCCTCGGCCCGTGATCTGCTGCTGGCGGTGGCCAGCCTGACCCATCCTTTACCCAAGGCGACCTTGCCATATCTGGGCCTGTTCCGGCCGGAAAAGCGGGCCTTGTCCTGGGACAAGGCGGGGAAGATCGTGGCCGAGCTGGTAAAACTGGCAGCGTCCGGCCATGTCCAGGCGCCCGGCAAGGTGGCCCGCCCCTGTCCGCCCCGGATCTGGGCTGCGGCCATGGAACAAATGGTGGATCGGCGGGATGCCATCAGAAGGCCACTCCCCAATCATAACTATCTAAAGCAGGTGGCGTGGCAGTTGGCCGACGAAGAAGACGGCAAAAAAGAATTACGAATTACGAATTACGAATTACGAGGTACGCGGCTTGGATCAGCGGGAAGTTCGGGGGACATGACCCGAATCGGCGGTTTGATTCGGGATCGTGTCCCCCAAACTGGGCCAGATACAAGCATGTCTCCCCTGTCCGCCTATATCCAGGGCCATCGAGATGACAAACCGACTGAAGAAGAGATGCAGGCCTGGCACAAGGAGAGATTGCTATGAGTGTTGACCGGGGGTTGCTCGCCAAGATCCACATCGCAAAAAAAGAGTTGGGCTTTGATGACGAGACGTACCGCGACATCCTGCAAACCCGCTACAAAAAAGACTCAGCGGCCAAGCTGAGCCGCTTTGAGGCCGAGGATCTGATTACCCATTTCAAGGGCCAGGGGTGGAAGGTGAAGAGAATTACGAATGACGAATTACGAATTACGAAGGAAAGCCCTTCAACTCGTAATTCTCAATTCGTAATTCGTAATTCAAAGACCAGCCCTACCTACGAAAAGCCAATGGCCCGCAAAGTGGTGGCCATCTGGATCAATCTGGCCCTGGCCGGGGTTGTCCGCTACAGCTCGGACGCGGCCCTGCAAAGCTATGTAAAACGAATGACCGGAGTCGACAACCTGGCCTGGTGTAATGGCCGGCAGTTGTTTAGCCTGATTGAGGCCCTGAAAAAATGGGCCAAGCGCAAGGGGGTAGAGCTTGAGTAACGACGAATGGAAGAAATTACCACCGGATCTGTTTCCGAAGATCAATGAGCTACCGGGCGATCTGGCCCAGCTGGCGGCCATTATCGATCTGATGGTGCCGGGCATGGGCGTGGCGGTTGTCATCCGCATCGCCATGGAATTCCGGGGCACCACCATCTATTGCCACAATATGGACGCCCTCACCCGCAAGGCCCGTGACCGCTGGGTACGCGAGCATTTCGACGCAGGCGACCGGGTGCCGGATATTGCCCGGTCGGTCAATCTGTCGGAGCGGCGGGTGTGGGAGATATTGGGGACGGAGCCGGTAAATGATCGGCAAGGGAGGTTATGGTGATGACGAAATGTCAATTTCTGTACTGGTTTGCCTTTTTTATAGGTGTGGCAGTTGGTTTTTTAACTTCCTCGATTCTTTTGAATACGGAAATAAGGCGCAAGGCTGGAATTGCCGCCGAACTCCTGAAATACCATTATGAATTTTGCCCAAAAGCCCCGACTTACGGGGAAGCAGAACGGAAAAAGATGCGAGAAAAGGCTGCGTCCATTGTCGCCGGTAGGGACGGTGATTTTTAATCAGTCCCAGAACTCTTCCGCCTTGATGCCAAAGCGCCTAAGCACGGCATTGACCACCGGGATGTATATCTCGGTGGAGTTGCTCAGGATAAGAAGGGAAAGGGGGGAAGATGATTCAGAGCTATTGGTCGTCCTTACTCCGTTATCATAAGCTGCAAAGGCAATTTCGTTCATGAGATATCCTTTATTCTGAGATTGTGTTTTGTTAATACACCCTCAATTAACGCCGAAAAATCCCCCCTCGTCAACCCGATTCTAAAGACAATTACGAATTACGAATTACGAATTACGAGGGCACTGCCTTTCAATTCGTAATTCGTAATTCGTAATTCTCAATTCGTAATTGCTTCATCTTGCTGAACCCCATCACATATACCATCCCCTGTAGTAGCTATATAAAGAACACACCAACGATTGATGCGTAACCAATTCTAAGGGGTGTTTCCATGATCAAGATTTTATTCTGGCTGACCCTCACCGTCTATCACGAGGCCAGGGGCGAAAGCGACCTTGGCCAGAAGGCCGTGGTCAAGGTGATCCTCAACCGGGCCGCCAAGAATGGCTGGCCGGTGGAGGATGTCGTCAAGGCCCGCAAGCAGTTTTCCTGCTTTAACATGGGGCTGACTGAGAAAAATGCCGCCGTCTGGGTCAAGGATATCGGCGCCTTCCTGCGGGTTATGGAGAATGCCAAGGCCGCGCACGATGAGTGGCAGGCAGGCGACAAACTTTCAGGCGCCACCCATTACTACGCCCTGCAGGGCATGGTGGGCGGCAAGCCCCCTTATTGGGCCTCCAGTATGAAATTTATTGCCGATATCGGCCATCACCGATTCTTGCGGGAAGGCGAAAACAATTATGAATGACGAATTACGAATTACGAATGAGAGGCAGGCGGAAGCAATTACGAATGACGAATTACGAATTACGAATGAGAGGCAGGCGGAATGGGAGAAATGGTCGGAGAAGTTTGACCGCTTTGACCCGGAGAAGCCGGGGATTGCCTACAAGGAAGGATATAAATATCAACTTGACCGGGACTATCTGATATTTGTCCCGATCTGGCCGGATAGAGATATCTACTCGGATTTTATCGGTTTGCGGGCGGACGGCCTGCTCAGGATTAAAAAAGGATATGCCTGGGATGGGCCATCGGGCCCGGCCATTGACACCCGGAATTTCATGCGGGGGAGTTTGGTCCATGACGCGCTGTATCAGCTTATGCGTGAGCATGGTCTTGACCCTAAGCATAGAGAAGTTGCCGATCTGATCCTGCGGGCGATCTGCCGAGAAGACGGGATGACGGAAATCCGAGCCTGGTGGGTCTATACCGGCGTCAGGTTTGGCGGCGGCGCTGCCGTGGCCCATGACAACCCGGTTATGTATGCACCTTGACACTGAATTACGAATTACGAATGACGAATTACGATTCGTCCGGCGTTTAATTCGTAATTCGTAATTCAAAATTCGTAATTGATTAAGATGGATGAAGGCGATTACGGCCAGGACTACCAGGCCAGACTGAATGCAGATGCGATTGCGAAGCATCGAAGCCGGAATTCCGGGGACACGATACCGAACCAAACAGCCGGTTCGGGTCATGTCCCCGAATTCCTCCCCTGCGCCTGGTGCGAAGGAGAGATCCCCGAGGCCCGAAGAAACGCACTACCAGGCTGTAGCCTTTGCCTGGAGTGTCAAACGATGAAAGAACGTTTTCCCGAGAGGATGGTATGACCCCTGAACAGCTTGCAACCTTGTCCGCCATATCCACAGTGATCAGCAACATTGGCGCTGCTCCGATATGGACAGGTCTCGTCATCATGATGCTTACTCCATGGATTGTGCTGGTGCTGGTGGTTCGCCGGATTGATGAGATGGCGACCATGTACGCAAACAACATCATCCTGGTGAAAGGATATGAAAAACTGGCCGGTGATCTTACCGGCATTATCCACCTCAACACCCAGGCGCAAACCAGGCTGATTGAGAAAATAGAAAACAATATGTCATGTCCGGCCGCACGGGAGGCGATGGGAAAAAAATGAATATGGAACGATTAGAGATGGAAGGAACACTTGTGGGCCTGAGACAGGAGGCTGCTGGGTTGCGCTTGAATATCGAAGGATTCTGCATAACCGGACGGAGGTTAATGAACACCGACCTGGTGGGAGTTGACAAGCTGGAGGTGGCAGCCATAACACGCAACGCGCAAAACATCGAAGAAGCGGCAGTTGCGTTAGCGGTTATATCTCGTCGCATTGAGCGATTGAACGAGAGGATGGGTCGTGGGTAAGAAAGGCGATCGAGCCTCCAAGGAAGTCCAGGCCAAGGAGATGTACGCCTACGGCCTGAGCCTGACCGACATTGCGGTGGCCCTCGATATCTCAGTCACCAGCCTGGCCCGGTGGAAGCACGATACCAAAGACCCGAACAAATCGGAAGATGAATGGGATCTGGCCCGGGTTGGCAGGCGCGATCATATCGACATGATTAAGGCCACCTACCAGGAGCAGCTTGCTTATGTGTCCGAACTCTCGCCACGGCAGCGGTCACCAAAGGATTCCGACCTGCTGGTCAAGCTCCACTCGATCATCATCTCCTGGGAGAAGTTTGAGCTGGAGAAGGTGGCGAAGTTGATGCTGCGGATAGATCGAACAGCCTCCCTGCCGGAGCCGGAAGATACGGAAAACGGCGAGACCGTCAAGGAAGCCGGGGTTTCTGCCGACACCATCGCCCGCATCCGCAAGGATGTGCTGAGGATGAACGGATGAGTAGCGGCGCGGCCCGAATCAGGCCGATCAATCCCGATGGCCTCTTTCTGCCCTACCAGGAGCGCTGGATTATTGACCGCAGCCGTCTCAAGCTCATGGAGAAGGCGCGGCAGATCGGTCTTTCCTGGAGCACGGCCTATGCGGCAGTTGAGCGCACCGCCGAAGCAGGAGCAAAATTTGACCAATGGATCAGCAGCCGGGATGACCTGCAGGCGCGCCTGGTCATTGAAGATTGCAAGATGTTTGCCAAGGTTTTGCAGCTGGCAGCCGAGGATCTGGGAGAGCAGGTCATTGATAAAGACCGAAAGATCAGCGCCTATGTCCTCCATTTTGCCAACGGTCGCCGCATCCACTCCATGAGCAGCAACCCGGATGCCCAGGCAGGAAAGCGCGGCGGCCGCATTTTGGATGAATTTGCCCTGCACCCCGACCCGCGCAAGCTCTGGTCTATCGCCTATCCTGGCATCACCTGGGGCGGCAGCATGGAAGTCATCTCTACGCACCGGGGTAGCGGCAACTTTTTCAACCAGTTGATCCGCGAGGTCAAGGAACACAGCAACCCCAAGAAGATCAGCCTGCACCGGGTGACTCTGGCGGACGCGCTGGCCCAGGGCTTCCTTTATAAGTTGCAGCAGTCGCTCCCTGATGACCATGAGATCATGGGGATGAACGAGGACGATTACTTTGATTTCATCAAATCCGGTTGCGCCGACGAGGAATCGTTCCAGCAGGAATACATGTGCGTTCCCGCAGACGACGCCACAGCCTTTCTCGAATATGACCTGATTGCCGGGTGCGAATATGGCGCTCAGGAAATGTGGGAAGTGGATTGCAGCGTAGACAGGCCCAAGGGACGGCTTTTCGCCGGGCTGGATATTGGCCGCAAGAAGGATCTGACGGTGCTCTGGGTGCTGGAGCTGCTTGGCGATACGCTCTACACCCGTATGGTGGTGGAGCTGAAAAACATGAGTAAGCCCGACCAGGAGAAGGTCCTCTGGCCGATCATGGCCAACATGGATCGCAGCTGCCTCGACTATACCGGCCTGGGTATCGGCTGGGGTGATGACGCCCAGAGGAAGTTCGGCCAGTACCGAGTGGAGCTTGTGACCTTTACCGGGCGTGTCAAAGAGGAGCTGGCCTATCCGGTGCGCGGCAAGATGGAAGATAAAAAATTACGCATCCCTTTTAAACCGGCGATTCGGCCAGCTGCATGGCGTCATCGTCGCGGATATCTTCGCGGACTTCGCTCTGGGCCTCATCACCACCCAATTTGCCGGGGGTGCCGGTAGTGGTGGCGGTCTGGCCCAAAATTCCCCGACTCACCTGGGCATCGAGCCAGTCGGCCAACTTGTTGTACAGCTCATGACCGCCGGTCGACTTGGCGCTCTCGACAAACTCAATCAGCATCGACTCGGGGATCACTGCCGCCGCGTCGCTTCCCAAATTGGCCACTGCTGATTTCAAGATGGCGATATCATCCTTGCTCGCCCCGGGTTGATATTTGCCAACCCGCAGCGGCATACCAAAGACCTCGGCAAAGGCAATCCAGTCTTTAACCGTGTAGTTCTTAAACAGGTACGCCCAGGCGGCGACGCGGGCAATACCGCCCCTGATCGGGATGCCGGTTTTGAGGTGCGGCACATGGCAGATGAATTTATAGGGGGCAAGCTCAATGCCCTCCATCATGTCGGCCTCATCGAGCAGACGCACCTGGCGCCGCGATACCCGGTCAAAGGTAAAGAAGCGGGGATCGCGCCACTCGTAGCGTTGCGGCTGCCACTTGGCCCCTCGTTCCCAAATGATCTCGGCCACCGAATACCCCTTGCCGATGGAGTCGAGCAGATCTTTCAGTAACCCCCGGAAGCCGGGGCGCTTGGTCAAGGCCCTGATCTCATCGGCCAGCATCTTATCTTTAGTGTCATCACCGGCAGCCTCCACCGTCACCGGCAGGGCCGCTACCGCCAACTTGCGTTTGGACATCTCGCAGCGATAATGGAGATCCCGCTCCTCCATCTCTTCAGCCAGGGTCAGGTAGTCGTTGGCATCTCCGGATTCCGCCCCCTGCAGCAGGCTGGCCAGTTTGAAAGGAGTCAACCCACCGGCGACGGTGTTGTCCCAGACGGTGCGGATCCCGGTAAGGGATGGTGCTGCAATCTCTTTTTGCAGATCCGGAGTCACCGGCCTTTCTTTTTTATTCCGTGCCATATTTCACCTTTTTAATTACGCCTTACGAAATACGATTCGTTTGTCCTTTAATGCGTAATTCTTAATTCAAAATTCGTAATTGATTATCAAGCTCCTTCAATCGTTTCAAAAGCGGCTGTTGTCCTGATTCAGTGATCATTACTGCAG